TAGGGTGTCTTCGGAATCGAACCAAAGAACATCGTTGGTACCCTTTGTGATCTTAAGAAAATCCTCGCCAGCACCACCTACAATGAATTCCCGACCGCCACTGCCTGTTACGGTTAGCGAACCACCGATGATTTCAGGGGCGCTTATAGTCCTATTTGCTCGTATCTCATCGGCTATAACAGTACCGGAAACCAGCAAGCTTCCGTCAATAACTTGGGCTATTTTTGTCCAAACAATAGGGCCAACACTAGATACATAGTAGGTTTCTGAATAACCGGCCAAGCCATTAGCTAACGTGACTACATCCCAAGCCTGAGGTGTATCACCCTCTGTAACGATAGTTGTTGCTGCGGTAGTCGCATCCCAAGATGACCCAGTATAATCATCTTTGTAGTAATGTTTTGATCCCCTAGCCCCGGGGGTTCCAGGCTCGCCTAGCAAGTCCTCGACCAACTCCCATAGTGCCGGGCCTGTCTTATTGTAAACGTATCGACCGTCCGATAAGGCATAATCGGAAACATCACCAAGAACGCTTGCGGGCTCTCCCGTTACTGCAAACCACTTATTGCCGGGGGTCCCGTCCTCCCCGTTTAAATATTCCAGGAAGTCGGCCTCTGTCCCTGTATTATTATCAGCAAGCCAAACTTCATATGCTGATGCCCCAGGGCTGCCCGTGGTTCCTTGTCGTGCTTTGCTGAATGACTGTGCTATTGGTGCTGAAGTAAATTCAGTCCCATCCAGCTTTTGACCGCTCACCACAAACTGGATATACCCGCTGTCGGCAGTCATAGCTGTTATATCAGCATAGTTGGCATGATTACCACCGTCCGAACGAGCACCAGCAATCACATTTTGCTCTATGGAGCTTTGCACTTTCCAATAGCCAGCGCTGGTGCCTACATTGTCATAATTTAACTTGGTCGTGCCTTCGTAAACGTGGATCTCCGTACCTGTTCCAACTAACGATGTTGGATCTCCATTTTTGTTTGCGGGGACTGTATGGTTTTCATTCGATAGTATTAACGTAATGGGTGATGTCCCGTCTTCCCCGTCTTTTAGCCTGAAGATAGTGGTGGTGTCGGCTAGTCCATCTGCTGTAGCGGTGACTTGTACTTTTTGGTTTTGCCCGAACTGTGCGGCGCTGATCGTGTGCTCATTCCCGCTAGTAGTGCCAATATTTGCAGGCTCTGTTACCCATATGATCGAACCTGTTAAATTTTGGGCGTTGGCACCGATAGTTATAAATGACGCGCCAAACAACGTGCCAGCTTGATCAAAGGTGAACGCTTGGCTATCAGCAGATAGCATAAGGGTTTTTGCTGCGGCCCCCTCTAAATATGTTATAAAATCTGCTGTGGTGCCTGTGTTGCCCTCAGTGAGCCATATTTCGTAAGCGCTTAACCCGTCATAAGCGCCGCTTTCTATTTCGTCTATCAGTGCATTAACAGCGTCTGCTACATTTTCACCCGTGCTATTTCCCGCCGTACCTTGGGTAAGCGCCTGTAATTTATTAATTGCCATATTTTACTCTGCTGATATGCGGGCAACTGCGCCGCTTGAAATTAGCGTGAATGAACTTGTGAGTTTGTCGCCTGCGGGTGATGCGTCCGTTAACCCTGTCGGCACAAAATAGGCGCTGAATGATTCGCCTGACATATATTCAATAGTGTATGTGGATTTTACGGCGGATTGAGAGTCAAGCCGCAACTGCTGGTATGTAGCGTTATTATTGTGCGTTATCGAGCCTGAAACTTGAAGTTGACGACCTGTTAGTTCGGCGTTTAGGTATTCAATCCATTTGTTATTAGATGGGTTGCTGATCTGGATAAGTGAGCCTGAAAATGATATTGACGCATCCATTTGACCGATAATTTCTGACCCGTTGCGTTTGATAATGCACTTAGAGCCGTTTAAGTGCGTGGGTATGACAAATACGTGCCCAAACTCGATACTGTCGTACAGCTCAACAGTTAGGTACAGTTCACCAATTAACGTCTCCATCAACTGATAGTTGCCGGCGCATTGCCTGACCCTTGTATGAACCTTGATATTTGACCACCACTGTAAATATTCACAGTGCCCCCATTATTAACGATTGCTCGACCTGCATTACCACCTACCCCAAATCCTTCGCCAGCGCCGTCATACCCGCCATAACCAGGGTTACCACCATTCCCAGCATCAGAATATCCATCATCTGATCGCCCCCCGCCGCCGCCGAAAGTTAACGTGCCGGGGTTGCCGTTTTGACCGAACTTATATTTATCCCCTCTAACCCCTGGCGTGTTGCCTGCGCCACCGCCACCGCCCGCTAAATTCAAAGAGCCATCACTTTCGGTGCCGCCTGCGCCACCGCCACCGCCTGCGGCTCTTAAATAACCATCTGCTTCATAAGTGCCGTTGCCAAAATCGGGAGTGGTGCCAAACAAATAGATATTGACTGTTACACTTGCGGAGCCAACAAGTGTGTCGCCACCATTCAATCCGTCAGCGCTAAACGGCCCAGAGCCACCGGCCCCCCCTTTGCTGATTGCTACCGAACCGTTTAAAAAAACAATGTTTACCACTGAACCAGAAGGAAATGACCCAACCGCGATAGCCTGGCTTACTGTGTTTTGACCAAAGTAGGGGCTGTCGAGAATAAACGTGTAAGTCCCTGAATCGACCGGACCCCCGGCAACTGTGTAAAGATTGTTATCAAATTCAGAATTAACGCCTAGGTCAGTGCCGGATATACCACCAATAAACGGGTTGTATGTGATTGTAGAAACTTTGTATTTGCGACCAACGCTTGTGCTGGGTGATATTTGGGTGACTTGGGATCTAACGCTTTGCTTTGCGTTGCCGTAAAAATCTTGATTTTCACTCGTAATTATTTCGATTACATCGCCGAGTTTGAAATTCAGGTTTGCCTCTTCAATCTCAAACGCTATCTTTTGTGGCCGGTTACTAAAGCGCTGTGCGTAGCGAACGGTGGTCAAATCTGCGGCTTCAATGTTGCTGGTCTTGTTGGATAGGATGATCGACTTGCCTAGTTTGCTAACCTTTTCTTCGCCGTAGAAGTTATCTCCCTCAAGGGTTCGATCATAAGCTAGGCTTGAGCGTAAAAAATTAACATCATCATCACTTTCAGTTAATTTTCGCTTGTCGTATTGCAAAAACGCCCGTGAATAGTAGATGTCCTCCGGCTCTGATATGGATATTGACCCATAAGTCATCTCAGCGCCCTCGGTTAACTTAGCGACTGTGGTGTTCCAGGGGCTTGTAGCTTTTAGGGTTATCTTGCCGATGCTGGTATCAGTCCAAATATCGAGCATAAAGGATGCGCAAAGTTTATCTAAAACCGTTGTACTCTCTTCTGCCTCGTAAAATATGGCGTCAACTGAGCCGGTCATGTTTGGCAGCCAACTGTTTAGCTCGGATGCGATCCCCGCGCTTTCATATTCAAAGGTAGATAGGTCGGCGTCTTCAAAGACTTTTATCAGTACATCATGTAAGTCAGCGTCAATAAATTTACGGCCCCGAAAAACTTCATCACCGGCTGAATGATCTTCTGGCTTATTGAATATGGTTCGTGAGCCAAGTGTAATAGTTGACGCTCTTGCCACGGTTAACGTTACGCTTGATGATGTGCCGGTTGCGTTAGTGATCATTAACAAGTCAGCGCCAATGACTGCTGTGAAATCATTGTAAGGTGTCCAGTCTGCAATATCGGCATTAATACTTACCGATGTAGTGCCGCTGGTTATATCGCTTTGTAGCGCACCCGTTACTATTCTGGGAAATTGGCTCTTTTCATCATCTGCTCGATACAGCACGTCTTTGCAAGTGACATTCCACACGTCAGACTTACTTTGCTTGATGCTTGTTACGATGTAGTGGTTAGTTTTAATGAGTGTTGATGTATAACCGTTGGACTCGTAATAACGAACCCGCAAATTTTTATTGGCCAGTATATTTCGAGACTTAATCTTGCCAAAGAAAGTGCCGGCGTCTTCAATGCCTGGCGAAGCGACTAATGCAGGGCTGGAAAGGTTCGGGTCGCCGATAAAGTCCTTTAGCGTGATTGAGCAAGTGGCACGACTGGCCACCCCGTTACCCGCTTTTAACTTGGGCGTTGTCTCGCTTACTTTCGTGACGCATTTGTAAACATCAGACTCCGACAATATTAAATTAGTATCGGTGAATTTATGCGTCTTTATTGCTGTCGAGTATGTGTTTTGGTCGGTGCAAGTTAATGGGGTAGCAAAGCCCGGGTTGCCGTTTATAGTGCAAGTGCCTGTAACCTCCGGCAAATCAAGCTCGACTACATAGTAATGGTACAGGCTCACGCAACCACCCTAAAAGACATGGAAATATCGACAAGCGTTGTGGTTTGTGAGTGTGTCGATACGTCAGAGTTAGACATTTCAAACAGCGCACAACTTTCATCTGGCCGGTTTTCTTCTTCGTAATCCAACTCTGACAACACACCGGTTTCATCATATAAAGCGTGTATTTCTTGCAGGTCACTTCTCGCCCAAGCCTTGTACGCGTTTTTAATGTTTAACTTAAGCTTTGGCGCGTTAATCTCCTGAACTCTGCGCGTGGGCATCCCTTGCCCTGTCGTTGTGACCCTATTGGCTTTATTGTTGGCTAAATAATAAAGCGACTGACCTGAACTTGTTCCCCAATCAATCCGGCTGGCCATGCCTGCTTGCATGTAGCTAATTGTTTTTGTGCCAGACCCGATTATCTCAACAATTAAACCGCCAGGTGTCGTGGGTAACGAAACATAAAACACTAAATTCTTGACGCTGCGAGTCAGGATAAATGACTTGCTAAATGATGTGGCTGTAACGGTGACTGTTGCGCCTGATGGTAGGTTTAGTCCATGCAGGGCGATATACTGACAGGCCCCTACGTTACTGATCGTAAATCTGAACGTTGATGAGTTACTGCTAACTATTCTTGAAAAGTCTGGGTCTTGCAGGTTAGCTAGTGAACCGCTTAAAATACTGCCCATTGATAGCGCGATTGCGTTATCCGCGATGATGTTTGTTTTACTGATTATCATTACACCCGCCCATCGCTTTGTGCCTGCCCGATTTTCCTGGCGATCACATCAACCACCTCGTCGTTGAACTCAATAACCATGCGCTGACTTGATGTGCCGCCGCCGCTAACATCGGTTACCGTGGTGCTTTGCTCCGAATATGACTCTACGGGTTGCTTTTGCCCCTCCGCTGGCGGTGTAACAGTTGCGCCACCTCCATCCGGTGTGGATGATAGGATCGCTGCCACTTGAGTTATACCCACCACCGCTGCCAGCGCAGCGCCTGCGTAATCCATCGTGGTCATGGCTTTTGTTATACTCTCAGCGGCGTTCATACCTGCATTGGCAGCGGCTAAACCTTGTTTGATTTTATGGGCTTTTTTGCTGTTATTGCCAAGGGAGGTTAACAGTTGGGTCCCTTGATCAAGTTGGGTTTTGGTGGACGAGTCAGACCAAAAGTTTTCCAATTTATCTTTTTTCTTTTTATCGTCGGTGTCTTTCTTGCCCAATGTGCCAAGCTTGGAAAAATAATCTTCATACGATATAAGCTTATTTTCTAGTTGTTCGTTTAATGACTCAAGCGCGGCTTCGTTCTTTTCTTCAAGCGCGTCGGGGTCCACTGTCTCGGGCGCGTAAGCCATGATTATTTCTTTGAGCTTTGCCTGGTATTCTTCTTGAGATATGAGCTTGTGATTTAGTATTTCTTCGAGGGATTTTTGCTCGTTTACGATGGCCTCAAGCTTGGCCTCCTCTTCGGTTTGGGCTATATCTCGCGCCCGGCTGGTGTAGTCAGCTTCAATCTGAGATTTGAGATCGTTCTTTTCTTTTAGCTTTTCGGCTGTTAACTCGTTTTCAGCGTCAAACATGCCCTCTAGGATTTCAAGACGCGCGGCTTTTTCATCGTAAAGCAGTTTTAGTTCGGATTTCTGCGCGTCTTGCCGGGCTTTTAAATCTGCCGCAAGTTTTTCTTCAAGCTTGATTTCATCTGCGCCATTTTTGCCGCCCGTACTGCTTGATTCTTCCTCTGGCTTGGCGTCTTCATCAATGGCCGCAAGCGCTTGTTTGATTTCTAGTATTTTTTTCTGTGCGGCAAGGTTGTCTTCGGCTAGAGCTAAATTAACTAACTGATCTGCTAGGAACCCATCACTAACGTTCCCAGCGCTTGCTTTATTAAGTAATTCAGCCCGGTCTTTCGCCAACTGCTTTGTAAGTTCGTCAATCTCGTCCAGATTATCAATATCTTTGATTAAGTCTTGATCTTGGTAAATCCTAAACACTTTTGTTTTGGTCGCTGACTCTTTGAAAAACCCGGTGAATGACTCAAGCAACTCATTCATTTTAGGGATCAAGGGCACAACGGCGTTTTGCATCATGTTAGTGAATGAAGCGGTTGCTAAATCTACGTTATCAGCCAAGTCTTTAAACTGCGCCTTCTCGTCGTCAGTAAGCTCAATGTTTATTTTGTCGTACTTGTCGCCCAGGTCTTTTGCTGCGGCCCCGCCGTCTTTTAAAAGTGGTATTAGCCGGGTAGTGTCAGATGCCATGCCCTCAAGTGCAAAGCTCATTTGCTGGCTGCTCTTGCCTGCTGCATCCATTTTGTTAACCATACTTTGCAGGACTTCTTGCCCACTCATGGTTTCAAATTCACGCGCTAGTTCGGCAGCTTGGGTTGACGTGTAGCCCATAACATCAGCAAAGTCTTGGAACGCACCGCCGCCAGTGGCTAAAAAGTCGCCCACTTTCTCTTGGGTGTCTTTCATTATGTCGCCGAATTTCTCGCCGCTTATCCCTGCCGTGCCCATAATAAAGGACATTTTCTTAAATTCTTCGCTGTTCATGTTAGCGGCTGCGGCCATCGCTTCGGTTTCGCGAATAGATCTGCCTTGCGCAACGGCAAAAGCAGTAACAGCTGTGGCGGCGGCAGTAACTGCTGCAGCGAAAATGCCTACACCTTTGCCAACCGATGATAAGTTTTTACCGAAACTTGAGCTTGTTTTTTCGGTTTTCTTTAGATCGTCGGTCAACTTTCCGCTTTCAGTTTGCGATTTTTTAAGCTCGTCACGCAGCTTTTTTGTATCAGCCGCAATTTCAAACAGGAATTTTTCAGTGCTCATGCAATTAAGTACCTGGCAATTTTCGCGCCGTTAGCTTTTCGTTCAGCATTTATCATCATCGACACGTCAACGGCTCCCGATTCAGTTTTAAGGTTTAAAATGTGGTGAATTTCTGGATAGTCGAGCCGCCACGCTTCGCTAGGGGCTATTTTCTCTTTACTTACTAGCGCTTTAAAGAAGCCCCAATAATCAACGCTGAACGACTCTTGCTTGCCCGTTTTAGGCAGGGTTATCCAGTTGGTTGCTTTTTTTTTATGTCGCCCAGGGCTTCTTTAAACTCGGTGTCTACTTGATTGGCAAGATCGAACAAAACCAAAGGCCAAGGCTGGATAAATTCGCTATTTTCATCTTCAATAGGTCGCCAACCTGCGCGAAACATAGCGTCCTGAAGTTGCTCAAGTTCAATAGAGTTATCACCTTGTTTAACCAGCGCATGAAGTGCCTCGGAAGCGGTTTCAAAGTCAACGCACTGATAAAGCGATCGCATTAGTGTAAGCGTGGGCTTGTCTTGATTTTCGATGTAACTTTCAAGAAATGATACGAGCGTAAACCATAGATCCTTGCCCGTTTTAGCCTTGAACTGGCGCATTGCGTCGAGGTTCATTTTGCAGGGGTAATTTTTATAGCAAAGTTTGAATTGCATTAAATATCTTCTCCCACTGACAAAATACTGATTGAGGTAGTTACCTTGTCACCCATGGGTAGTGCGTCAGACGGCGCGTTAGGGATACCAAAAAAGCGAACCTGATCGGCTATTAATTCAGAGCCATAATCCAGCATGTACTCACTAATAACACCTGCAAGTGCGCTGGCTTTAATCAGTTTGTACTCTGCATCGTTGCTATAAACTAACGTCCCGGTAACCGTGCGCCCTTTTGTTGACAGATCCGCATTCATCAGCGTGATGAAGTCGTCAGTTGACTTGCTGCTGATATCGACAGGTGTGCCGTTGAACGTTGATGTAAGCTCCATTTGCCCGACCAGTGCCATATCAAAGGCACCATCAAAACGGTACAATAGGCAACTTGTACCGTTGGTTTCACCGGCCATTATTAAATAGCCGCTGTGTGGGTTACTTCGCCGCTCGACAGGAACGTAAGCGAAGTGGTTACCTTGTCACCCATGGGTAACGCGTCAGATAGGCCGTTAGGCACCATGGATGCCGAGAATAACTCCCCTGTGTCACCGTAGGCGATAGAATAAGCAGATTGAGCGCCGGTTAATGCATCGGCTCTAACGCCTTTGTATGTCACATCGCTGTTGTATACCAACGTGCCAGATAGTTGCATTTGCTTGCCTGCTAACTCACCGTCTAATAACGTTACCCAGTCTTGATGTGACTTATTGCTGATATCGATGGGCGTACCGTTAAATGTCATTGTCGCTTCCATTTGACCAATGATTTCAGTCGCGCCTTTTTTGATTAATACTTTTGTGCCGTTAATTTCGCCAGCCATGGGGGTTTCCTCACTGTTTAGATACAAAAAAACCCGCCTAATTAGCGGGTTTGTTGGGGTTATTCGGTGTTAGTTGCTCGGGTTGCTGTGCTCTGAAAAATATTCTATTAGCCACTCAAGCCGTGTTCGTGACGAATAATCAACTCCCTCACCGTTGTAATCTGGTGAGTCTTGGCTTTGAAATTCGATTTTAAAAACATAATCCAAGTCAAGATTTTGCATGCTCAAAATCTTCAATTCGATTAGCTCGCGAATATCGAGCATTTGATCGTCTAAATCAGTGCTGTTAGCCCTCACATAAATATCGGTGAAGATGGTTAAATCATGCTGATAAAGCTCTTTCGTAAAATCCTGCTTTATATCAGAGCCCATAGACACGCTGATAAGCGGAAACTTCTGCTCGGTATCAACGTTGGTTTTCACTACATCAACAATAACCCCGCCTTTTAACGTGCTTAGTTGGGTGTGGAATGCGTTTATAATGGCTCGGGCTTTATGCATGCTTTAACTCCACTGTGTAGAATGGATCCACTGTGTTTGTGCGCTGGTTTTTACCTATCACATAAGTTAATCCATCGTAAAAAACCGAGTCGCCGGCCTTAATTCTCTCCGATGCTTCATAAGAAAAACTGGCCGTAAGCTCTCGCCTAAGGCCGGTTTCATCTTCAAATTCATCATCAGCAATGATCGCCAAATACTCAACACCCACAACAAAGAGTTGCTTACCTAACCTAGAAAGCGCCAGGTTGGCCAGCCGCGCTCTACTGTTGTGGATATTAGCCATTATACGGCTATTTGACCGGTCAACTTCACCAGAGCATTACCATCGGCATCTTTAGCCGACAAAAACACACCTACAAGGGTATTTGACGTCAAGGTGATGCTGATAGTGTTGTTAGCCTTAAAGTAAGCCTTAGCCCCTTCTGTTGGTGCCTCTGCGGCAGTGACAGGCAGCGAGAAAACCCCACAACTTAGCCCTTCAAAGGGTGTTGCTTGGGCTTCGGTTGTAGCTGCAACCACCACGACTGATCCGACTTTGTAAGCCGTGCCAGATACTACGCCGCCAGTTGGGGCGGTTAGGCTTAAGACGTTTCCGTCTTGTATAAAATTCTTCATAATTTAACTCCGGTTAAGGGTTAAGGGCAGCTATTACGCTGCGCCTTTAGATTTGTACATAGTGCGGAAGTCAAGCGGTGCAACACCGGCATCGAGGCGAACTTTAAAGCTGGTCCCGTCTACGTTCCAACCTTCCATTTGGTCAAGGAAAGGTGAGGAATTACCGTCAAGGTAAGCAACTTCAATTGTGTCGTGCATTGCGCCTGCAGCCAAATACCAAGCGGTAGCGCTAGCAGCGTCAAGGCGTGATTCAACAACAACGTTAGCCATGCCAGCAACCGGGTTTCTTTGGTTGTTGCTTTTGCCTGGGTAAACCGTGTCGTTCATCAAAATGCCAGCTTCGGTTTCCAATGATGCAGGAACAATTAAATATTCAGGCATTATGTTAATCGAAGTGCCATCGGCGTCTTTCTGCAAACGGAAATTCTTACGAGCAGCGGTTAATGCGGCAACATCAAGCGCGGTGCTTGCGCCTGTGACGTAGTTAGTGTGATCGGCGTGGAATAAAGATGTGCCATCAGACATTTCAGGGTTATCAATCAATACTGCATAAACCAGATTGCCCACTGTGCGAATGGCTGCGCGGCCCATACGGGTAGGGATTACAGTGAACGCACTTAAATCATCATTGATGATAGCCTGGCGGGTAATGCTGAACGCTTTGCCGTAAGTGGCCAAAGCGATTTTCTCGCCACGCTCACCCATGGTTGCGTATTTATATTCGCCACCTTCTCTGATTTTATCCAATGATGGGAACGAGTTTAAATCAACACGATTCGAGGTTTTAAAGTCTGAAAGCGTACCGCGCTGGGTCCACTGTTCGAACGTTTCGCCTGATTCATCATAGCCCTTGAGCATAGCTTTGTTGGCTACGTCGGCCAATACACTGCCAAAGTCGGAACTTGAATGAGTGAATGCTGCGCCAACCAGTGACATACGATCGCCATAAGTTGTTGTGCCAACACCTTTATCAGC